GTTGGCTTTGTTTCTGGCTTAGAAGCAACCTGACCGATTTTAATCAGGAAGGCTTCGTTCTCTTTTTCCCATTGTGCTAAATCGGTCATGATTTAACTCCATTCCGTAAGTGTGCTGATTGCAATGTCGCAAGCCAGCAAGTCTCCTGTAGGCAGGTTCAGCACCTTAGGGCTGGACACGCTTCCTACATTGAACACGATTGTTGAGGCATCCAAGAGCTGAAAGACTCTAACAACATCATCTTCAATTCCTGCAAGGTTTCCTTGATTATCCAGTAATGGCACAAGGATAGTAATAGTAAAGTTGGCTAATGGCGCAACTGATGTGCGGTCATTGTTTGTAGGCGTGATGTATGGATCAGCAGGGCTGACAATGACGCTGTTAGCAATAGGCGTAGCAGGTGGGAACGAGAACACGCTCCACTTGGTATTGTCAGTAAGTGCCGAGGCTATAGAAGCTCGAAGAGTGGTTATCGCTGGCATCAGCCCACCATTGAGTTAGGGCTTAGGAATGGTGCTAGTAAGCCACGAACGCGAGCCATGAGCTGATTAGACATGGTGTAAGGGCTTGGTGCGTAGCCGTCAATGCTTACGCCTTGACCTGTTGGTGCTTGACGTGCTTGCCAGATAGCCACGCTAATCATGAGGCTGGCTTCCTGAACTGCTGGCTTGCTTGAATAATCTGTGTAAGTAGTTGCGGCAACCTGACCATAAGGGTAAATAGGGTGAAAAGTCTTAACGACATTAGCCGCATGAGTTGTTGTAACGTTAATGCTTTTTTCACCAACGCCGTTAATTGTCTTTGAGCCGTTAAAGTTTGAGCCGCATCCAGTTACTGTGACTGTTTGTCCAACGTAGAAAACATCCTGCACATAGTCATCGAAGTATAAGATACCTGCTGTGCCGTTGTTAGAGTGTCCTGATACTGGTAAGACGTTTGTCCATAGAAAAGGCAACAAGACATCATCGGCAGCATCGCAGACTGACTGCAAGACGGCATCAGTATAGAGAGTTCCAATACCTAGTGCGGTACGAAGCTCTGCGACTGTTGTGATGCTCATTGTTATCCTTTCTAAAGACTCAAGGGGACTGCAAGGGCTCTGGCAGCCCCCTTGAGCGACTTAGTTCAAGCTGATTAGGCTTGGAAGTTGTAGCGGTAAACTCCGCCACCATCTTTAGCAACGTAAATTGCTAGGTATCCGTAAAGGTTGATTTCAACCTCACCAGATGTAAGGACGTTTACGCGAAGCTGGGTTGTTGGTGATTCCCATGTGTAAACAGATGAAGGTGCAACAAGGAACATTGAGTTATCGCCTGTACCTGTTGTGATGTTGTGATCAACAATGAGGTTTGTACCAAGTACGTCACCGACAACTGAAGTTGGGCGAGCTGAACCTGATGTGTTCATTGGTGATGCTGCATTGTAAAGTGCGCGACCTGTGGTGTCAGCGTAAGACATAATCTGACCCCATTGTGAAGGTGATGCGATGAGTGCAGATGCGTAGTCTCCGCCTGTGTTGCCGTAAATCTTTGCAGCGTTTACAGAGATGAAGGATTGAAGAGCTGATGATGATAATGCGCGACCATCATCTTGCTTTCCGTTTGCTGTCAAAGCAGCGATGAGGGCTGTATCTGTTGCCTTCTCGTATGCCTTGCGAAGTTCTGCCATTACGAGTTCCATGAACGCAGGTGAAGAGCGGTCAATAAGCTCGAATGAAATGCGCTGGAGACCAGAGAACTTGTTAATAGTTACTGTGTCATAAGCAGATGTCATGCCTGTTTCTGATGGTGCTACACCCTCATCTGTGTCTGCAACTGTTGGTGCAGTATTTGGTGAAGTTGAAGCGTTGGTGTACATGCGAGGGACTGTAAATGAAAGCCCTGAATCAACTAATGCACCACGAGTTGCAGCATTAAACGCTGGGCGACCTGTAAATGTATCTGTGATGAATGTGTTGAGGTGCTGTGGGAGTGTAAGTCCTGTGTTGGTTGAGCTGGAATCATCTGCTGCACGAACAACGCGGCGTGCCTCGTCATCTCCAAGTGCTGCCTTGATGTTTGCTTCGAGGTACTGTGCTGATGAAATCGGCGCGGTACGCTCCTTGGTGTAATGTGATGCTGCAACTGTTGGGCGAGCCGCTTCTTCTGCCGCTGCTTCAACTGCTGGAGCTTCTACCTGTGTGGTATCTTCCACGACTGGCTCGCTTTCTGTTGGTTTGGTTTCTTCAGCAGGGATGACTTCCTCTGCTGCGATCTCTAGCACTTGAGCAGACTTAAAGGCTGGCTCTGTTACTAGAGAAACTTCTTTGAGTTTGGCGGCAGTCACAACTGTGTGACCTTCGCGTGATGGTGCTGATGCAATAATCTCTGCACCGATTGACAAGCCAGAGACAAGTCCTTCTTGTGCCATAACGAGTGCATCGTTGCCACCTGTTGAACGTGAGAGCTTAAAGGTTGCATAGATGCCATCTGGACGTACTGTGGCTGTAACCATGCGTCCTACTGGCTTCTTCATGTCGTGCTGTGATAGCAACTTAATCTTTGATGGATCGTCAATCTCAATAGAACCAGCCTCGAATACAACGCCACCAAGATTGGTGTTGCCGATTTCGCCAGTTCCCATTGGAACGATTTTGCCGCTAATCTCGCGGCGCTCTTCGCTGCACTCAATAGAGGCGGCTTCGATGTATAGAGTCTCCATTAGAGCCCCTCACTTCCGTTAGGTGTTAGGTCTGTCATTTCCATAGCCTGTTCAGTTGTAATCAGCCCTAGAGTTAGCATCTTCTCAATAACTTCAAGCTCCTTGATTGGGTCTTGCTTGAGGAAGGTGTCAAAGACTGCAAAGCGGACTTCGTGTCCTGCCGTAGAGATGTCATCCATAGATAGACGTGTCTGAATAGCCTGAATGTATGGCTCGATGCTAAGTGCAAAGAACTGCTTGCGCTCTTCTGTTACGTTCGCATAAGTCATAGTTGTGTTCTGATCTGCTGACAAGTAATAAGCAGGTACGTTCATAGCGCGGGCAATTTCAGTAGATAAGTTTTGGATAGCCTCGTTGTACATCATGTCTTTAGGTGAGAACTGTGTGGACTGGAACTCAAGAGTGCTGGTTAGGTAAGCAGTCGAGTTGTTATTGCGGCTGCGCTTCCAAGCTGCGAGAAGTCCAGAGACCTCGGCAGGTGGTAGGTCTGCGCCTGTATTTTTTAGGATACCGCTAGACATTGGAGTAGCTGATGCGATAGATGCAGCCTTGTTAATGTCAATCGCTGACTGGATAGTGCGACCAGCGCGCTCTAACACACCCTCATCGAATCCCTGAATAGTTACGATGTCGTTCATAGCAATAGGCGCAGCATCAACGTAATACTGCGTGACCATAATGCCCTCTAGGTCGGTTGTAAATGTAACGCGAGCGTTAGCAATCCACTCGAACGCAGCAGGGCGCTGATCCTCTTGATAGCGTTCTGTAATCCTAAGATAACTGACCCCATACATGAGGAGTGAGTCCACGATCCAGCAGATAGTGATAAATGATGGCTGGTTCTTTGCTAGTTGATTAACCCAGCGAGGCGATGCGATTTTCTCGCCAGTTCTCTTGTTGTAATACTCAAGAGGGATTCCTGCAACTGTTCCACAGATAAGGTTGCGGGCTCTTGCCACGCTTGGCACAGACATGGCTTCTTTGCGTGATACGCGCAAAGCAATCTGGCTATAAATTGAGGGCAGATTTTCGCCCATGACCTGTGGCGCAAGCTGCGCTTCTAAGATTTGTGGCTTACGCGAAAAGAGACCCATAGAAGGCAATTATACACTACATATAGATTATTCCGTGTATATAGCCGCTACCTGTTGTGGTTTGTAAAGCATGTGAACAACCATGGCGGTAGCAATCGCGCCAGAGACATCTCCTGCTGACTTGCGTTTAACAATACGCCAAGCCGAGTCATTAACCTTGGCTGCGCAGTTATTCATCTGCTGAATCCAGTTCTCTTGACCCGCATGCACAAGCCTTTTTGAGTTAAGGCTGTCATTAAGGTCTCCGCATGCCTGATAGAAGGAAGCACCAGAGATGTCTTGGGTAATCTGTCCAGCGTTTGACAGCTTGTCCGCGATTGACTGGGCTGTGTACTTGTCGTAGCAGATTTGCCTTGGGCGATACTGGTCAGCCCATGCCTTAACGTCCACCGCAATCTTTAGATCATCTACAGAGACCTGTGACTCCCACGTCTGTAGGATTCCAACTCCAATGCGACCATCTGGGAGTATTTGCCCAGCAACCAGACTTGCATTACGGCGAGACGGACTGACATCAAATGCAAATACTGTATAGCCGCCCACAGGAATCGTGAGTGTTGAGTCGCTCGTCTCCTCAAGGATTCCATGAGCCCACGGAGAAGCCAGAGAGTCAATCCATTGGCAGAGCAGCTCTGTTCTAGTATTTTCAATAGGGCTTGTCGCAACTGCTTCTTCAAGGGATTCCTCACTTATCGTATAGCCGAGTGCTGGGTTGGCTTGAGCCCAACCTGCACGATCCGTAATCTTGCAATATTGGGGAGCGCTGTACTCATAGAATCCAAAGCTCTTAGGCGGGTTCTCTAGGGCTCGCTCACGCATGCCATTTAGGACAACCGAGAAAGCGTCTCCTGCATTTGAGGTAAGAAGCGTTTGAGCATTTGGACGCGCTCTAGTTGTAGGGATAGCAGCTCTAAATCCTTCTTCGTTAATCTCTCGGAGTTCGTCAATGAAGAGGAAGTCTGCAGTTCTTCCGCGAGAGCCATCTCTAGTTGCCGCAACAACGTCCAGCCTTCTTCCGTCCAGCATTTCAATAGACTCTGTGCCGTTGGCGTACCTGATCTGTTTGACGAAGCCTTTGAGGTGGTCATTGTTCTCCAATACTTGAGCGACTTGTCTAAAGGTGTCCAGAGCCATGCTTCGATTAGAGGACATGATAAGGACGTTCTTACTATCCCACTTAAGCAGGTGAGCCAAGATAAGCATACGAGCTAAATGGGTCTTTCCGTTCTGTCGAGCGATAAGTAGCAGGTTTGTCTTGCGAACCCACATGCCCTTCTTGTCCACGCCTAGCATGTCCTTGAGAACGTACTCCTGCCATGGAAGCAGCGGCATATCTATGATCGTGCAGAGGTCTTTGACATCTTGGAGTTTATTCGCACCCTTTAATGGGATGCTGGCAAGCCTTGGTTTGGTTGCCCCTCGTAAGGCTTTGGACTGCTTGGTAGGCATCGGGTTAATTCCCGACTGGTCTGGCTGTGAATGGACTGTCTTGGTGAATCTCCGACTGCATCGGAGAGGGAAAGGCAGA